CAAGAAAATATATCCAATATATATATAATTATGAGTAGGTATCTACACCTCTCTGTTCTCTCTTTCTTACCACTCACGTAAGGATTCAATAGAACAATCTTTCACCGGAATTAATTTTGTTGTCCAAAAAGAACCCTAAAAGGATTCCCTTGTTGCAACATTTCAGCCCAATAGCCTGCCGGATGCACAGCTATTAACGCATGTCTTTCTTCATCAACATACCTTTTTCGAAATAAAATAATAATAAATAAAAAGAAAAAGAAAAATATAAACCAATAAGATATATAATAAATATAAGAAAGAAGTATGTAAATTGTATAAGGATCTGCATAATCGTACCTTAACAATGTACAATTTGTAGTATAATACATTACAGAAATATAAGCCCAATCACCATTGGTAGCATTACACATGTGAAATTTTTCAGACATTATAAAACTCTTCTTCAAGCTCTTCTTCTAATTGAACAACTTGAGTTTTGCAGTCACCTGCATAAGAAAATAACCTTGATTGTAACATATAATCATGAATAATATGAAACTTAAAAGAGTTTGAATCTGTAAAAAATACAAAATTAGTTAAACCAGGTTCGAAAATAACTTCATATTGAAGCGAAGCATCTTCTAACTTCTTTAAATAAAGAAAATTATTACGAATATGGTTATCTTTAGAAGAGAATACTTGAACAAATTTGCTTTCAGTATCAACATCATAAATTAAAAACTTTGTTTCTAAATTCGCGTCAGACCAATTTTCAGTTACACACTTAATGTATGTCTCAAAAGATTTGCCCGAGCGTAGTTAACTAGTCCATGTTAAAGAAAATTTAGACTCAAAGCCACCTCTATCAAAACCACAACCAGCCGTTCTAGCAAGTATATAAAAAGTACGAATAGACTCATAATAAGCCTTTCTAGCATCATCGTCAGAAGCAAACGTTATTAAAGTATTACCAATGTGATCGATCTCTTTAGTATTGAAAGCGGTTTGTTTACTTGGCTCTTTTGCAGGTTCATTTCTATGTTTCGAACTTTCTTTATAAGACAGAGCCGCTTCTAATTGAGAAGCTATTTTTGGAAATTCACATTCTTCAGTAGATATATAAAATCTATGTTCCGGAAACTGTTTATCAAAATTGACAACAAATTCACGATGCATTCCATTCCAAATGTCAAATGCCTGTTGTCTGTGTTCTACTAAAGACCAATTTTTACTTTCAAGTTCACGTAATGTATTTTGAAATTCACGTTTATAAATAAAATAAGAATCAGCGGCGGATTGCGCCTCAGTAGACCAAGTCTTTCCATAAGTCATTTTAATTTGTTTATTTATAAACGCAAATAATATTGAAAAACAAAAAGAAATTTTGTGAGTTAAAATATAAATATAAATAAATAAATAAATAAAAAGAAAATAAATCCTATCTCTGAGTTTCATTAAACATTAAATTAATAACATTCTCCTTACCAAAGAATCAGATGTAAACGTCTTAAATAATACTAGATTATGTGTACATTTATTCAAACATGATAAATATTAGCCACACAACATCAAATTAATGACATTGCCGCATAGTTACGGTTTCTCACTTATGTATTATTTAATTTCGATTTAATTGTCGTCTATTACCCTGAGGTTGACGACGGTCGTTTTGATCGACCCGAAATAAAGAATCACCACGAAAATTAACAAATTTATAAAACATCTTTCTATACCTCGTTGTCATATTCTCTATAAAAACAACATCCTCCTCATGAATAATACGATATGGAACGTTATCACGCAAAAAAGTATGCAAGTTCACTCGGGAACCAGCAGAATACCAAAAATTATCAGAAAACAACTGAAAAATCTCGTCACGAGTAAAACACCTATCATTATCAAATTCGGAAGTCATCTCAATAAATAAATAAATAAATAAAGAAAATAATTTTAACCCTCACTACGAATAAGTGAGTTTTAAACGTACAGTATTTTATGTGCATTACATAAAAAGACGTAATCTTTCGATCCTATAGTCTAATTACCGCTTTCATTTAAGGTTGATACAGAACCAAAAGTAGTTGTTGGAACTTTATAAGGTTTATAAAGTTTGTAGCTCTTTGGATGATCATAATGATGTGCAAAGATTGTATAAAGGTCTCTTGCATCATAAAAAGTAGAATTTGGAATGCTTCTCATAAAAGAAGCAATTTTATCGACAACAATGTCTTGTAAATCAGCAAGATACAAATCTGTGGAATATCTATGTCTTATCAAGTATGCTAAAAGAGCGCAACGCTCTTCAAAAACTAAATATTTATGACACCAATTTTTAGCTAACATCGGGACAAGAATTTTTATCATTTGGTTTTTAGAACTAAATTCTCTAGTTAACTTCATCTTTGTATAAGGACATCCATAACGAACCCTTTTGTCATCATCGCACTTAAATTCAATTTCCGGAAAATCTTTAATATTTAGTTTAAGCATATTAAAAATCTCCGCACAACCATTGGTGATCATTTGTTGAGATTGAATCTCAGTATTTGGGGCACCTAAAGAAAAAGAATTTAACGAAACTCCAGAAAATTTATAATCATCATAATAAAAATGAATACGCAAATAAATATGATGATGATGTTCAACCTCCTGTGGTTGATAATGATAATGAATTACATTTTTACCATATTTTATATCACTCTCCTTAAATAAACGAATTTGTGTATACAAACGATCTTCCATAAAGGAACGAACCTTCGACTCTACTAACCTCAAACTGTCAATATTACGAATGGACGAAAAAGAAGTCTTAATAAAAGTTGAATTCATTTTAAATAAAAGGAAAAAAGAAAAAAGAAAAATAATATTTAACAATAAGTAAATTCTGTGAGTTAGTTTTTATTCTTTTATAACCCGTTATTAAACCGACGGTTCCGCGTTTTATTAATTTAAATTAGATGAATAAATCGGACAAAAGCTCTTTTACACTAAGGGAGCCGAAGCGAGTATATACCGTAATTTAATACTTTTATATACACAGACCAAATGTGCGAGACAGGTTGCAGCGTTACAGGTTGAACAAATAACATCACATGGTGTTAATAATATTAATATTTTTATAATTAATATCTGATCTTCTTGTTAACTGTTACCCCAATTTATTCTTCAATTACATACTTATTGTTCGAACGACGTGGAATACCATAACCAATTTCAACTTTACGAAAATGTTGGAAAAATTGTTCATTAGAAATATGTGAAAAACTTACAATGGCATCAAAAATGCCTTCTACTTGATCATAATTACAATTAATCATTTGCATATTAACTGCAAAAAGTTCCTTACGCTCTAAATGTTGAATAGAATTAACATAATCTCTTAAACTAATCTGATACTCGCAAAAATGTTCGTAATCACGAAACGAATGCGACGCTATTTTATAAAGCTTACGAAGTAAATTAGGAAACATACCAGACGTTGTTACTATATTACCACAATATTCAACAGAATCATCTATTGAAAGTTTCAAATCAAAATCTACATACTTTTGAATCTCATATAATCTATCTCTACGAATTTTTATAGCACATTGCCGTTTCCACATGTCATCACCCTTCATAACCATATAAAAAGGACCATCGCCCCTTAACAACCAATTAGTAATAGCAGCGGCTAAAATAGTATTATTTGCTAATGTTAAAGGCTCACCAGAAGTTTTTGCTGCTTTTACACGAGCAGATCCAGCCTCAGATCTAATACGATAATTTTTCCTAAGTGAATAATAATGATCCAACATATCCACGGAAAAACCCATACGTCTCCATATATGAAATTCAATGCGCTGAGAAAACAAATTTTGATTTTTATCGAATTCAGTCATATCCGTAACTCCGTTAAGAGCTACAGATGGAACTTTTAAATTAAGTTCACGAACTTTTTCAAAAAGTTCATCTTGTGTTATCTTATTATCGTAAATTATATGTGATTTTAACATAGTAATCAAAGAATGATTAAGAACACGACCCACCATTGCAAAAAGAATCTGCGCGTCTTTTCCCCAAGCGGAAATACCCTGACCAACTTTTGAAAGTTGTTCAAGTTTTAAGAACATCTTAGGTTTAAAAATAGTCTTAAGATGAAAACAAACGGTTGCCCAATCATAATCATCATGACCACGAAACATATTAAAATACTTTTTACTCTCAGCAGCAGAAATCCAACCACGCCACAACTCATTAAGGACATATTCATCTATCCTCCTACGAGAATCATTAAGATCCATAGTATCCTCAACAAATTGTGTGGCAATTCTATCTGCCAATAAATCCGCTTCTTGATTAAAAGGAAAAGTCTTAGCAGGTCCAGCATAACGCTTCTGAATAACCTGCAAAGTTTGAAATAAATTTTTTTGCGAAAATCTATAGCCAGGAGCAACACAAAATTGGAAAAATTTTTCATTTCTCTTAACCGGATTACGACGAGTATTTAAAGAATGTATATTAGATTCAGAAATTTTTACAGAATTATTGAAATGAGGTGTAGAAATAGACCCATCTTTATTAATCTCACCTATTATAGAATCATAACCCTCATTATAAGCATAAACTTCTTGAGTTAAAGAAGAATTTGGAATGTATAAATAAGTATTTAAAAAAGCATCTCGAGGAGTACGATGTCTCACAACTAAAGGACCATGATCATCCACACGATTAGGATAATCTTCCTCGGCGTGCCATTTCGAAAAGTTCTTAATCATATTGACAAAACTAGGTACATTCGTAAAATCAGGAATCAATGTCGAACCTAAAAATAAAGGTACATACTGTGAAGCATAATCAATAAAATCTTGTGTCCAGCGTTCTGGAACATTTAATGAAAAAGAATTTAAAAAAGAAAAATTATTATAAGTAACTTTAAAATCTGTGGGTTTGATATCTACCGAGTGTAGTCAAATTAAAGAATAAATCTGTTGAGATAAAGTTAAAAATTCAACTTTATCATAATTATTGAACAAAAATCTCAAACCACGACAAAAATTCGCATCAGTGATATAATTACCGATACGATAAAAAGACCCTAAAAGAAAAGAAGACGAAGCAGTTTGAGAAAAACTACTTTTAAAAACATTCAGTAAGTCGTAAGAAACCTCCCGACAAACGGAATAATAAGAATAAGTGTCATAAGCACCAGAAAAACATTTAGTAATAAAATTGAACATCTGATTTGTTCCCAGAATAGACACACTCGAAATAAAGGAACCTACGGTCGCGTTGATAATAATACGTCCCAAAATGCGATACCAAAAATTTTTAATACGCAAAATATCTAACAACTTATTAATTAACATATTCTGAGTCAATGTTGGAAAAATCAACCGCAATATCTTATATATAAAAGGTTCTGAATAAAAGAAAGGACGAATATGACCAGGAAGATATTCGAAAGAAATATCATTGATTTTATCCATATGTACAAACATGTTAATTATTAAAGAAAAAATCGGTAACATGGGAATTAAACTCTTTGCAAAATGAAACTGATATTCCTCTTTAAAAACATTTAACCAACAATATCCCGTCATATAAGAATATTCTTCTAAAGGTCTACAAGCATCACCAGTGGACATAAAATGATCTAACACCTCCTCAATATTCATGTTGGTCAAATCACATATCTGTTGCCCAGTCAAAACGATCATCGTAGAAAATTCTACATCAGCGATACGCAATAAAGAAAACAAGTCGCCGATTTTAGTAAAATCTCCAGTCATAACAGATAAAAGGAATGAAAAAATCGAAGAAAAATCTAAAGAAATAGGAATATTAAATTTAAAAATAAAATTAATAAAATGTGACAAACCATAAATAAAGTATAAAGCAACTTTGCCTAACAAAGAAAACAACAACGTACGAACAAATTTAAACTTAAATAAAGTAAAAATCAAAAATAAAATCAACTTAGACCGGTTGATTCTTGCAAACTCTATCAATGAATTACCAGTCTCCCTAATATTTCTTTTAATAAATTCAGAAAAATAAAGCGAAGCACCAAGAAAATCGCGTGCCGCTATTCTGTCCTTAATACTCGAAAATAATCCAATGACAGAGGTAGTTCCGTCAACATGTTTTTCTGAAACATAATCCTCAACAGTTGTTTTAAAATTCACAATCTCCTCCGGTTTTTCTACCTGATAAGCAGAGGCTGTAGCCATTTTTATTAAATCTTTCATAGGTACAGCAGTAAAATCGTAGCAGCTTTTAAAATCCTGCGCCACAGTAGAATCATCGCAACAAATAAATAATTGCTTTTTATGCCTCGTTAGAGCAACTCTAACTTGCTTTTTATCCCTTGACAAAGATTTGTCACACTGTCCAACATATAAGATGCAGCTTTCCTCGTCTGCCCCCTGATTTGCAGTAACCGTTATTTTCTCATCTGATCCCGATTTAGTACCCAAAACAGTATCTATAGTATTATTAGAAAAGAAAAGTTTTTGCATTTTTGAGGTCTCCGGTATCTGTACCCTAACATCAATCTCCTTATCCACATCATAATATTCCATATATCCACGTTCTAAATCCTCCTTAACAATCCAAAACATCGATCTAAAAAATTTATTTGGAACAGCTTGCAAATCATAATCTAACTTAACATTACAAACGGCTACAGAATCAACAGGATTTCTAAAATTTTTAACCAAAATGTGTGTTGACAAACTATCAATGTCCATCATGTCCCCAAAAAATAATCCATGCTCTTTTTGAATAGAAGTCTGAAGCATATCTCCAACCAGAAATATACCCTGCACCTTATTAATATAAGCACAACAAGCGACATAACGCCAGTCCATAGCAGTAAATTCATCTATAAAAAGATATTTAACACCCAAAATATCCACTAATCTATGATTTGTTTTAAAAATAATTTCTTTTGGTTGATCCTCCTTCTTTTGATAATCCTTTGCTAATTTTGTAAAAGGAGCACCTACGGCACCAAACATATCGATAAGCAATCTTATCAATCTAGACTTGCCCACACCAGGACCACCCTTAATATGCATTACCATACAACGATGTATAAACTTCGTTTTTGGCATCTTTTCCCTACATCTATCCTTTACACGTTTTAAATCATCGTGATCATGATTAGTATCTAAAAGTTCTGTCAAAAACTTCGTTCTTATATCATCTGTAAAATTAAAATCAACCATAGAAGGTTTATGTTGGCATATCACAATCTGTTCTCCCATAGCACCGGGATTTTTCTCTATCTTATCACAAACGGGACAGACACCATCCCCACCAAGCTGAGTGTTGTTAAACCAAGCGTCCAGAACAAAACCCTTAGATATAACATTAGATGCAGGTATACTGCAATTTTGTTCTATTTTATACTCGTTTTCAACAACCAATCTCTTCAAAATATCATAAGATGATATCAAATCTAAAAATTTAAATGAAAATCCCGAAGCAAGGATTTTTAAAGTAATTAAACTACGATCAAATAGACCCCTATCAACCAAATTAAAATTTTTTACCATATTATTTTTCCTAATTATAGCATACAAAAAAGCAGCTATGGTAAACGACATAATCTGATCATCCCTTAAATTCCATTCATCCAATAACTGTTTGTTTAAAAGTGCGGCACCCCCTTTTCTCTTCCTCACAAAATTATGAAAAGTTTCAAAAACTTTAGCATTCTCAGCTAAAGAGTCGAAATAATTTACAGCGACATCAAATTCATCCTTACGAATGTTTGTATAATTTAAACCTCTAAATTTTCCAGTAGAAAAATCTATTGATTTATCGAAATCCAATATCTTTAAAGTGCGCTGCTTATCAGGAATTGAAATTACCCTATGCTCTTTAAGAGCTTTTTGTGTACGTACTACTTTAAACATAGCCATCGGACCTATTCTTGCGGTAATTTCGAAGAGTAAATTAAACTCTTCTCCTGGGATCGCGATAGTGGACATAGGCAAACTCCAAGTATTTTTATTATGAACGTATCCATTTGAATAACCAGCGTAATAAGCAACTCTGGCACAATCTCCTTCCTCTGAATAATAATAAAGTTTATTTTGTGTAAGTTCTCCAAACTGCATCTCCAAAGGATAAAAACCATAACCATAAGCAACATCAGCATTTGTTGCTAAAAAAGCATTATACCAATCTTGTTGGTCAAAATTGTATGCGGAATCTTCAAAAATTAAATAATTATATTTACCCTCTATCTCGAACTTAAACCTATCTTTATATTCAGAATTATTAGAAAGGCCGGATATTAAAGATTCAAAATCTTTAAACTGTTGTCTCAATTCTTGCATACAACGATCTTTCCTACTCTTTTTATATCTTCTCATATTATGAGCCGAACTTTTTATATGATCTTCATACAAGGATAATAACTCCTCAATCACAGGAGTGACAAGTCTGTCAGTATCTTTGCCTTCACTTGCGTGAAGGTGGAAAAAAGAATTTAAATTTTCTCTTTGAGAAAAAATTTCACGACCAGCGGCTCCAACATATAATTTTGTACCCTTTAGAGTACTAACATGGTACAAATGCTCAAAAGCTTCTCTAATTAACTCACGATAAGCAGCTATAATAGGATGATCCCCAACGTTCGCACGAGTACCAAGATATCTAGGTCGATACCCTAAAAGATCTTCTAAAATACGTCTTTGTTCAGGATTCAACAAAGTTTGAACGCTAGCAGTGTTCTTCAAAGCCATATTAAAATCAGAAGTGGCAGTGGGTTGAGCAATGGCAGCAATACCAGCAGCGGTAGCAATATCGACACCATCTTGAGCAGAAAAGGCACCTAATTTGTAATCGCCATGTAAAGCAACCAACACACGATACGGTATAGTGTCTTCAGAAAAAGAATTAAATATGTGAATAGTCTCGGTCTCTTTATCAAGTTTTAAACTAATTCCAGTCCCATCTCTAAGATTTTTAGGTTCAAAAGTATACATATAAATATAAAAATCTATCAGTTTGGGAAATGGTCCAAATTTAGCTCTCAATTTAGACTTTCTGCACTTTATCAACTTTAACCAACAAAAACCATCCTCATATTTAGGTTTCCACCAAGATCGATTTGCCTCTTGTTCAGCCTGCGCTTTGATAAGAACTTTAGTATAAGAAGAAACTTTACACATCTTCACGTTGTTATAGAGTTGACTCTCAATTATTTAAAAGTTTAATTTGTTTTATAACTGAGATGTAAATAGGCAAGTTAAACGCACGGTAAGTACAAATGTAAAACCAGAAACGAAAACTACAAATCCTATTTAAGAAAAACAAATCAGGTTACTTTATTCGCC